ATACGTTAAGTGGATCTCCTTCAATCACTTATCCAGAAGCGAAGCCTATATAGGTGTGAAGCAGTCCTCATTGGTAGCCCTTATCAATTCCCTCACGGTGAAAGAAGAGTACAAGAACGAAGAGTTCATCAACTACATCAAAGAAGATACCAAGGACACTATCTTAAGGTTGATTGAGATCAGGGAAGTGTTCAAAGATATGTGAAAGGAGAAAATTATGGCACTTGAAGCATTAATGGTAACGGCAATAGTAGGTATTTGTTATCTTATCGGAATGATCGTTAAGGCATCCAAGATCAAGGACAAATGGATTCCTATCATATGCGGCATTTCGGGCGGCATCATCGGGGTTATTGCTTTCTTGATCAAAATGCCCGACTTTCCCGCACATGATATCATCAATGCAATCTGGGTAGGCGTAGCCTCCGGCCTTGCATCAACAGGAGTGAATCAGATTGTTAAGCAGCTGAAGAAGGAGTGAGCCTATGAATCCTGATTCTAAGCTCGTGAATGCGGTGATACCTTCACCGAATTATACTCTGAAGAGAAAGTACAACAAGATCGACATGATAGTGGTTCACTGCATGGCTGGTAATCTCTCCATTGAGACCTGCGGGAAGCTGTTCGCAAACCCCTCGAAACAGGCTTCTTCACACTACGGCATCGGATCTGATGGCAGGATCGGGCAGTATGTTGAAGAAAAATACAGAGCATGGACCACAGGCGGGTCAATGTCCGTGAACGGTTTCAGCGGTTCCGACATCGATCACAGAGCTATCACGATTGAAGTAGCAAATTGCACATTGGCTCCTTATTGGGCTATCACGGGCGAGGCGATGAACTCGCTTATTTTATTGCTCGCAGATATTGCCAAGAGAAACGGCATTCCGCAGCTGTTGTGGTCAAACAATAAAAGCCTTGTAGGAGTCATGAAGGACGGGAGACCGGTTCAGACACTTGCTCTGCATCGTTGGTTTGCAAAGAAGGCTTGCCCCGGAGATTTCATCGTGAATGCACTTCCGAATATATGCGATGCAGCTAACAATCTCTTAGCAGGTGGCGGGACTTCCGATTTCATGTTGAATGGGTACGACTATTCGCCGGTATTCGATCCTGTTTATTATTGCAATCGCTATTCGGACCTCAAGGCGGCTTTCGGGGACAATCCCGTTCTACTCTGGAATCATTTCTGTCAGTTCGGAATGAATGAGTTCAGACAGGCTTCTGATGAATTTAATCCGGAAGTCTACAAGAGCAGATATCCCGATCTCGTAGCTGCTTTCGGTGCCGATAATCCCATGTATTATTATCATTATGTAGCTTTCGGTATAAACGAAGGCAGATCTGCTGTTTAAGAGTCCTTCGGGACTGGGTGCCGTTTCAGGCATTCTCCCCCTCGCATAGCCCTCGGAGCTTAGGCTCCGGGGGTCTTTTTTTATGCACTTTAGCAAAGACTTTAGCAGGCTATATCAGCATTGAAAGAGGATGTTTTAAAAAATGCTTGCAAAATCGGACTCTATGGCTTATAGTGAACTCTTGTGAACGGCGAATAATTCCCGTCGGAGTCATTTAATATTCAGTATTTATCAATAAAAGAAGAGGTCACTTAAGCATGAGCTTGAGCGGCCTCTCTTTTTTTATCCCATCAGACGTATCTTATCGAGCTGACGATTCTCTTTTTCTTTCAGTTCTTCCATCCTATGAAGGTAGATTTCCTTCGTTATCTTCGAGTCATCATGCCCGAGACGGGCAGAAATGGCTTCGAGATTCATTCCCTTTGCGGCAAGCATTGAGCAGTGAGTGTGTCTTAAGGTGTGCGGAGTGATCCTTCGTCCCAGAACTCTCTCAGAAGTCTCTCTGAGGTAAGCCGAATATGAGTAATAGTTCAGCCTCTCACCTGTCGGATCGGGGAAGAAGATAACCGAGGGAGTCCCGAATATCTCTTCCTGTCGCTTTACATAATCAAATATCTTATTGATTACTTCCCGGAGTTCTTCTTGGATATAGACTTCTCTTTTAGAGGAGAAGGTCTTAGGATCTGTAAGCACTTTGTTATTAGGATCATATGTGCGGTTTATCTTGATAGAGGATCCTATTAAGTCATTCTTATTGAGTCCAATAACTTCCCCTATTCGAAGTCCGCTGAGTACAAGCAGCTGAGTCATGAGAACCCAGCGCTCTACATCCATATTATCGAGGAGTTTCTGAAGCTCCCAAGGTTCGAGATATTTATCCTGGATGCGTTCTCTCTTCGGAGTATCTTGGAAGTTAGAGAGCTTATCGAACAATTCTCTTGAGTCTACAAGGTCATTCCGGTAAGCCCACATCCAAAATGTTTTAAACACTTTCAGATATCCGTTGAGAGTCCTGTTCTCTTTCCCACTGTTTAACATCTTGGTCCTTATATAACCTGCAGACAGATTATTCACGTATGAATCACCGACCACAGCAAGGAAGCTGTTCAGCTCGATGCGGGCTTTCCTGATCGAAGAGGGCTTGAGGCTCCTCTCCATCTCTTTCAGATAAACCTCAATAGCCTCAGATAACAGGATCCTCTTATCAGAAAGATGTTCAATCTTCTCTTGGAGTTTCTTGAAAGCATCCATGCGGGCTTTCTCAGAAGTTCCCTTAACCTTCACAGATATTATCTTATCAAGTCCGGTATTCGGGTCTTTGATTCTCTCTTGAGCATATCCGCTTTTATTTATCCACATGGTCACTACCTCCGAGCCCAAGCAGCAGGCGTATATTCCTTTGCGTTATCGGATCAGCTGCATGATAAGCATCCAATAGATCCTGATCGCTTGAATTCGCATCAGTTACTCCGCAGAGTTCAGGGATAGATACATCAAGAGCTTTTGCAAGCGAATATAACATATCTACATCAGGGCTGGTTTGTCCCTTTTCCCATGCGGAAATAACAGATTGGGCTTTTCCCACTTTCTTGGAAAGGTCAGCTTGAGACATCATTATCGCTTTTCGATAGCCTATGAGTCTATTGGCGAATCTTTCTCTTTCCGTCATGCTCTATCCCTCCTTTCAAAATCATTATAAATCAACGATTAATATTTGAAAACTGATAAAAATAAAAAAATATCCAAAAAACGGTTGACAACAATCGGAAAACGGAATATATTATACCCATAATCGGAAAACCGATAACGCATACCGTAAAATATCGGAAATCCGATAAGCAATCTGAAAACGAAAGGAGAAGAGACAATGCTTGAACAGAACTTAAAGAACTACCTCAAAGAGCATGGCTACAATGTGTCAGCTGTTGCTGAGAAGTCCGGAGTAGGGCGAAGACTTCAGAGAGTAGTCAATGAAGGCGCAAAGCTCCGAGCTGATGATCTCATCAAAATCACAAAGGTTCTCGGAATCAAGGTCGAGGACCTCATCAATGAGTAGTTGGTTGAGCCCCGATGATGTACGAACCACTTATAAGGTCGGAAGAACGACAGCGTTTCTTCTAATAAAAGAGTATCGAGAAGCAGGTGGGGAAATCATTCGGATCGGGAAGCTCACAAGAGTACCAGAAGAAAGATTCACAGAGTTTTTGAAAGAGAGGAGCCATGAAGCACGTAGTTAATATCATCTTTGCCTTGATTGTATTATCAGCGGTCATAGTTGCCGGAGTTGGCTCCTACCGCTCGCATCAATTCTCGATGGGAACAGAGAGCCATACATACTATGACGAAGAAGTTATTCTGATCTGTACTCCTCGGGAGTGGGTACCGCCCGAAACGGTTCCGGAGATTCACCTTTCTACATATCAGACTTACACACAAGAGGAGATATGGCTGCTAAGTCAGCTGGCAATGGCTGAGGCACGTGGAGAGGATGCAGTCGGGCAGGCACTTGTAATAAGAACAGTTCTTAACAGGTGCGAGAAGACAGGAAGAAGCATTGAGGAAGTCATCTATGCAAGAGGACAGTTCGCAACAGGAACCATTGGGAACTATGAACCGAACGAAAACAACCTCGAAGCGATCAGGATGGTTATTTACGAAGACTGGGACGAATCAGAAGGATGTATCTACTTCAATGCACATGGTTATTCGTTAGGAAAGCCGCTGTTCAAACACGGCGGGCACTACTTTAGCAAATAAGGGGGATTTACAGATGCTTAACGTTTATTTGAGCGGACCTATCACCGGCACCGAGGATTTTAAGGACAGATTCGAGTTTGGAGAAATAAAGGTCAATCAGAAGTTTAGAAACACAGCGAGAGCGATCAATCCCGTTAAGATAGCAGAGCAGCTTCCTGAGAACATTACATATGAAGCAATCATGCAGATCTGCTTCGACACTATCAACAGCTGTGACATCGTTCTCTTAATGCCCGGATGGGAAGATTCAAAAGGTTGTAACCAGGAATATGGTTACGCAATCGGAATAGGAAAAGAGGTAGTCAAATGGGAAGAGTGGTTTTAGAAGACCTGCTGAATCTCATGACCGGTCCCGACATCATCAGGATCAAGCAGAAGGATGATGACGAGCTTTTATATGAAGGCTTTTGGGGAACCTTAAGAGATCATAAGCACTGGCTTAT